CGCGCGAGATACTCGCATATTTTTTTGGTAATCAATGACACATGCGCACCGAGAATGTTTATCTTTCCGCTCTGAAAGATATTGACGCGAATTGATTTGCTCGCGCGCGATTCCGTTGGAGTCGCGAATGACACAGATAACGTCGATTCGCCGGGTATATATCGCGCGTAATGCACGCGAAATGGGACATCGTGCATCGCGCGAGTTTCATTCGCGCGAGATCGCACGCGTTCAGTGATGAGTTCCAAGTTAAGAATTGTTCCCGGTGGCATGAATCTGCGCCATTTGTAATTCTTCATGATCGGAACGAGACCCTGCGAACGCACATCGGGCGGAGCAGGAAGATGACCCGCGGCTTGGAGAATTTGCGCGATGAGTGGAATGAATATCGTATCGCGAATGCGAATGATATCGCGGATCATCTCTGGCTTTGTTCCCGGTAATCCAAAGTGTCCGTTGCGGAATAAGCGTATTTTGTAAATGCTGCCGAATTCCGCGGAATGAATCCAAAACAGAATCGATGAATCAAAACTTGTGCCAGTTCCGCGAACTTTGCGTGGTTTCGCGCGCGTGCGTTCGCGTTTCTTCGCGCGCGAGCGTTCGTTGCGCTTGTTTGTTGATAAATCAATACCATATCGCGCGATTACATCGTCAAAGTCCGCGACTGATACTGCGCCATCATTACACACCGCGCGAAGGCAAGGATACCTGAGGAAAGGCGCAATGTGTTTGATAAGTTCGCTTTCATTAAATGAAACACCACTGAGACTTCCACTGAGACCAAATGTTGTTGGTTTTATTCGGTCGAAATGTTCAGGGTCAGTTTCAAGTTCGCGCGCGTCGTCCTCATATCGCGCGATTTCATCGCGGTCCGAGATGCTCTCGCGCGCGAGTGGTGGAGTTGCGCCAGATACTGCCGCGGGTGCTTCGGCCGCGGCGGGTTGTGGCTGTGGTGCCGCGATCGCGCGCGCATCGTATGAATCGCCGAGCAACTCGCGCGCGAAGCTATCGAATATGTCGTCGATAGGCTCGGCCATTGTATACTTTATGCATAGGTCATACGAATTCAAAAAAGAACTCACCCTCGCCTCTCTACACGAGGTTGAAGGGGCGCAGCGTGGCTCGCGCGATCGCGAAGCGAAGCGGAGCGATCGCGCAATCCAGCCACGCGTGAGCCCCTTCATACTGATCGCATGCGATCGACAGCGCCATCGAAATCAGCGTCGCGCGCGGGTGCCGATGCAGCTTGTGTGCCTGCACCCGAGTGATCGCGCGCATATATAAACAGATTAGGTACAAGCTCCAGAAGAACGCGCGTGAATGGTCCAATGTTGAAATCGTTAAGTACGCTGTTTGCGATTTGCGATGTGTCATGGCGCATGCGGCGCAATTTGGTACGAACATGTTTTGGCCATCCGCGAAGATCCGGACGAAACCCGAAGATCTCGCGCTGTCCATCGCATAGTGTCTCAAGACTAGTCGCACCAAGCATGATGAATTCGTCCGCGAGTGTACTAAATCGCCGACGATCATTATGTCTGCGCAAAATCTTAAGTGTCGATTGCACCTCTTGGAAAGATGCATCGGGAGTTGGAATGATAATGCGCGAGACATCCTCTCCGTCTTCCTCAAACAATTGGCGCAGATCTTCAATCTCTACAATCATCATAAGCTTGCGATCGCGCTCGCGATCTTCATCAAGAAACCCATTTGAGTCAATAGAGAGCGCACTAAGTGCGGAAGTCATGCGATCGCGCCGTGCTTCTTCTTCAGTATGTCGCAGACCATCCGTACTCACGCGAAATGGTGACACCTCAGCATCACCATCGCGCGCGAATGACGATTGAGGAGCGCGCGAATATGAATCGGCGCTTGTGGATGGTTCCGGATCGGTGGGCGTGGCACTACCAAAATCATCATCAGCATCGGGCGGTGGCTCAGCGCTTTCGTCCGCGGGTGTTTCGAATTGCGCGTCGAGCTCGGATAACTTGCGCTTGAATATCTCCGATTGCGTTTCTTCATGCGCAGGTTCCGCCATCGCATCTACACTGCCACCATCGCCGCGCAAATATGCCTGCTCGATCACGGCAGCATTGCGCGATGCATAAGTCGGATTAGCGAGATCACTTAGACCGAACACGTCCTGTTTAGACATCGTACTATATTGCATATACAGCATTAAAATGCAGGGGAAGGATGAGACCATCTTCATAAGTTTCGACTGCGCATATCGCACTTTGGGTTGGTGTATTCTTGGATATAATCCGCAACGCGCACTGCGCGATCCATGCTATGGGAACGCGCGCGATTTATTTCGCGTCATTGATGGCGGAGTGGAAGACGTGCTCGGTACTGAGATTGTTAATGTAACTCATCGAGAACGCGCGCGCCTCCTTGGCGCGACACTAGATCGCATTATACCGCGCGAGTTGGTTGAGAATGCGATCGTGATTATTGAACATCAACCGCGACAGCAAAGTGTGCGCGGAGTGGGGACAGTGCGCGGGGATAATCAGGCAGTCGAAGCGCAACTCGTTATGTACTTCACTGTACATGCTGTGGCGCGCGGGGTTTATCTGGTTGCTCCAAAAAAGAAGGATACTATATCATCTGCGATACTACACGAACCGATCGGCAAGACATACGCAGAGCGCAAAAAACAATCACGCCGCGCGTATGTACAACTCGCGAGCGTATTTAATTTCGATGTATGTCTCGCGCGACTCGCTCCTATCGCTGTCGATGATGTCGGAAATGGGAAGAAACGCGCACGGCGCGTCGCGCGCTCACCGCTCTCGTTTCTCAAGGCAGACCAGAGCGACGCATGTTTACAAATATTTGCGGCTCTATTCCTTTGCGCCAAGAGTATAGAGGAGTTGTTGTTGAAATAAAATGGGATCTGGGAGCTGCACGCGCGTTAATCATCGCGCGCTCGAGGGTGTGCTTACGTACCTAAATGCATTTCTTATTCTGGATCTCACGCGGCACTTGTTCAAAGATCAGCCGTGGCTCGCGGTTATTGTCATTGCCATTTGCACGATCATAGTATTCGCAATGATGCGCGCGCGAGACGCTGCATGTGCGCGCGAAGAGCAGGTAGCGCGCGAATCGTCAATCCGGGACGACCGATAAATTCGCGATCTGTTCCGCGAATGCGTGCTGCGATATTCCATCAGGTCCGGAATAGAGACATATTTTTATGCGATCAGGCGCGGGATTCACTGCGCGCACGCGAACGCCATCGAACTGTGCGCGGACTGTCGCGAGGTTCTGTTGCAGTGACCACCTGCGCGGATCAGCGAAATGACCGTTTATGTACGCAGAGGCACACGGCCACGAGCAAAAGTTACCATCAATGGTCCATGTAAGAGCGCGCGCGCTTGATTGCGAATCGCGCGAACTCTCGAGCGCAATAAATCGCGGAACTGATGTAAACATCATGCAACAATGCCAACATAAGAGGTTGGTATTTTTTGGGTGTTCTTCTGGCGTCGTGAATACGCGCGGAATAGTCGCGAAGTTCGCGAAATCAATGAGCGATGCGCGATCGCTTACAGTCGGCGCATCGGCGCGCGCGGGTTTCTGCGGCTTTGCGCTCAATGCTTCGAGAGCCGCGCGCACATCTTCGAGTCTTATATCATACACGAGCATGAGAAATGCGCGCGATGACGGTCGAGTATCTCCAATGATTGACATTTTAGCGGCGAGGGTTGTTCGCCTGGGTGATATATAAGATGTCGTCGGGATATCAAATTGGAAATCTTGAGCCCGATTACGGGCGCGTTACGACTGAAGAGGAAATCAAGCGTCGCGCGAGATGCGGTATTGGTAGCCGGCGCGAAACTTCTGGATATTCAATGTGCGCTGCGCAACCCGCGCAACTTGACATGCCCGCGGCGCTTTTGCCATCGGCGCAAACAATAATCGGCGGGGGAATACGCGAGGATCTAACAGATGATCCAAAAAACGAGATCGCACTCAAGATGGTGCAGATGCAGCGCGAGCAGATCGCACTATTGCAAATCATCGCTGTGGTGCTTGTCGTTTTGGCTGTTCTATACGCGGCTATGTGCATTGAGAGTTCGTTAATGGGCTCGGGGCATATTAGCGGGGGTCATAGTCATCGCGGTAGATACTGTGCAGAATGCGGGGGCGTGGTATGAGTGCGCTTATGCGGATTGCGCGGTTTGCGAAATAGCATCGATAACTCGCACGATCATTGCGGTCTCTTTCGACATGCTTTTTTGCGAGAGTTGCGCGACATCATCCGGTGTCAATATCATGATTCGCTCGATCTCAGGTCCGCGCGAGAGAGATGGAATTTGCGGAACAGTGCAAGTGAAGATAATTGTTATGCGGAGTCGCGCATAATTAAGGATAGTCGCGATTCGCCCGAGGTGTATCGCGCGGAACGTTTCGGAGTTTGCGTTGGTTTCCTCGCAGAACTCGCGGATTGCGCAGTCGCGAAATGTTTTGTCCTTCGCGACTTCGAATGTCCCTTTTGGTAATCCAACAATACCCGGCGGTAGTTCTTCCCGCGCGCGTTGCTCGACGAAAACCATTCGGTTTGTCGCTTGTTCGACCATTAGAATTCCGCAAATGATAGTGAAGTGCGGAAGGCTTTGGAGAACGACTGACTCCGGGCAACACATGATCTGGCTTGTGCTTTCATACAATGATTGCGTCATTGCTGGGTTGAAGGATGTATGCTATGGTGTAGGAATTCAAAAGTAGGGGCTCGAGACTTAAGCAAAAAAGCGGGATTTGCTCTTACTGCTCCTGCCAAAGCCAGATAGGCTGGGGTGAGCGTACGCGGCCGTCCTTGTTCATTTCCGCGTATGAAATCACACCCAGGTAGCGTAGCGATGGTCGAATACGACCCATTTCGCGAATCATCCGCAACAGGAAACGATCGCGCGGGTTTGCGCGCGCACTTGGCGATTGGTTAATGATCAGCGCGAATATGCCACCAGAGCGCAGAAGCGATGCGCCTTTGTTGATGGTTTCAAGCAAGAACTGGCGGAACCATGATTCGAATGTGTTATATCGCTCGATGGATTGGGCCGGACTGCCTGGTACGTAGACCTCGGTTGTCCAATATGGCGGGGCCGCGATAACTAAATCGAATGCTACGGGTGCTGCTCCCCACGATGTGAGAAGCGCGCGAACTTCGGAGTCTGGGACATCTTCGAAAGGCAATCCGAAATACTTGTAATGTGCTATTAGATCACCACTGGTTGGTTCATGTTCGCGCACGCATCGAGTTGCCCATTCGCGCATGATCGGGTATTGCTCACCAAGTTCGGTGTTCGGGTCTACATCGACGAGACCCTTTATTCCGCCAACCGCAGATAGTCCGAGAAGACGATCACCCCATCCAGCACATGGATTCAGTACGAACTCACATTTCACACCGAGCTCTTCACGCAAGAGTTGCACGATGCCAACCATGACACTGGGCCGAAAAGTACCAACTTCGATCGTGCGCTGGTAAATCGCCTCGCGCATGTGTTCCAGTTGACGTTCGCGATCATCTGGAAATGCGCGAGATGCTGCAGCTTCGAGTTCATCGCGATGCGAGAGCCAGTATTCAGCGACAGACTCGTGCGATGGATCATCTCCGCGATATGCTTTGATCCTGAGTTGTTCGATATGAAAATCGCTGATGAGATTCACTGCTTCGTAATCGGCCGCGCTCAACTGCATGATGATTGGCTGCGGATTGGATGGGATCGTGCGAGTGCGCGGAGGATTGGATGCATGCGGAATTGCAAATCGCAAATGCACGGGTGCAAGATCGGGGGCGTTATTTACACGATATGTCACGCATTCGAAGGTAGTGCGCCACTTGCGCAAACGCATGAAGCGCTCGCAAATGCGCGTTTTCATGTCACCGTACAATTTTTTATACGGAAAATCATCTATCTCGGGCTCTACCATGATTGAACGAGTGTATATTGAATGTGTAGATTCATTTTTGCATGCATGCCGCAGTTATCCGCTTTGAAATGCTTGAGTGGAAATGTACAAAAATGAGTTTTGCGTAGTTGTAGGTCAAAAATTAACATTTGTTTGTGTCTTATTTGAATATCGGCAAAACATTTATAATAGATGGGTAAATGTACTACCGCAGGTTGTCGTAAGCGGGCTATATACGGCCCAGATGTCGATCCGCCCAAAGCCTTCCATTGCTCCGATCATCGCGAGCGAAATGAAATTAATTGTGTCACCAAACGCTGCACACATCCTGGATGTAAAAAAATACCGAACTATGGTAAACCAGGGTCAAAGACTGCAGAGTTCTGCGTGGGTCATAAACGTGCAGATGATGAAAATGTTAAATGCGAACATTGTGTATTTCCCGGATGTAAAAAAATACCGAACTATGGTAAACCAGGGTCAAAGACCGCAGAGTTCTGCGTGGATCATAAACGCGCGGATGATGAAAATGTGAAAAGCAAACGATGCGCACATCCCGGATGTAGGAAACAACCGAGTTGCGGTAAGCCGGGATCCAAACTCAAAGAGTTCTGTGCCGAGCATAAACATGCCGATGATGAAGATATTGTAAATAAGCGGTGCTCCTTTCCGGGGTGCAAGACACAACCAATTTATGGTAGGTTAGGATCAATGATCACAGAATTCTGCGCCGACCACAAGCGAGCGGATGATGTAAATGTGAAGGACAAGCACTGCGCGCACCCCGGGTGCAGGAAGATACCAAACTTTGGTAAGCCAGGATCAAAAGTCAAAGAATTCTGCTCTGATCATAAGCGTGTTGATGATGAAGATGTGAAAAGCAAGCGATGTGCACATCCGGGATGCAAAAAGGTACCAATTTATGGTAAGCATGGATCAAAATTTAGAGAGTTCTGCGTTGATCATAAACGAGTGGATGACGAAGATATCGCAAATAAGCGATGCGCGTTTCCCGGATGCAAAAAGCAGCCGAGTTATGGTAAATCGGGATCAAAGCTCGAGAAGTTTTGTGTTGATCATAAACGTGCCGATGATGAGGATATGAAAAGCAAGCATTGTGCATTTCCCGGATGCAAGAAACAACCACATTATGGCAGACCGGAATCCGGGGTCGGAGAGTTCTGCGTTACTCACAAGCGCGCGGATGATGAGAACGTTATAGACAAGCATTGCGCGCATCCAGGATGTAAGAAAATAGCACTCGCGGGGTCATTATATGCGCGAAAGACACATTGCTTGTCTCACAAACAACCGGGGGAATTTGCGCGTCGTTTTCCAAAGTGCGCATTTCCCGATTGTAAAGATCGCCCATCTTGGACAACTCGCGGTGATAATTACCCGACGCATTGCGAAACGCACGCGCGCCGCATAATCGATGACGCGCAGAATCCAGCACCCGCAGCACCCATTGCCGCATTGGCCGCTAACGCACAAGAAGTCGCGCCAATCATCATTCCACGCGAGATTGCATCTCTTCAGTGCGCGATTTGCGCGAACATTCGCCCATGCGATCGCGCGACTGGCCTTTGTGCACCATGCGCCGGATTGTCTGAGCCGCGCGCGTGGCACAAGAAGCGCGAGGAGCGCATGGCACAAGTTCTCAGCGCGCAGAAGTTAATCCCAACTTCCGCGGATATGCGCCTTGATGATAGCGCTGCTTGCAAAGTAATGAGCCGCCCGGACTTCTTATTCAAGCGCGCCGGCTACACCTTGATCATCGAAGTCGACGAACGCCAACATGCACGCGCATTCGCTCGCGCGACATCCGCCGATAGCACGGCATCGTATTCGTGCGATTGTGAACTCGCGCGCATGATCGGTATTCATCAAACTCTCGGGGAACCCACCATCTTCATCAGATACAATCCGGATACATACGTCGATGCACGAGGCCGTTCACAACCGGCATGCTCCGATACTGTGCGCGATATTCAATTGGTTCACCACGTTATGCGAATGTTGCGCGAGTTTGATAAAACACCGCCAACTGATGGATTGTACGCTGCATACTTCTTCTATGATGGAATGCGCGCGAGTCATGGAAAGACTCTACAGCCTGACCGATTCGTTATCGATTATATTGATCAGAGTGTGAATCCATGGATATAAACGCGCTGTCCGCCATTCTGATATAATAGGAGGTGCGTAATCATTTTTCGCGACTTCGGAAAAATGAATACCGTGATCGCAATTATACTTCTGATTGTCGTGATCGTGTTTGCTCTACTCTTAGTCATTATCATGGCAAAGTTGCGCACCGTCGTGGGATCCGCTGAGACTCGCACAAGTGACAAAGTCGCGCCGATAGTCGCGCGCGAATACGCATCATGGTTCGCCGCGGAATCGACAATTCGCACTGTCGGCGCGCGCATACCGCGCGAGTTGATGCGCGAGTTTCGCTCTATCTTCGAGCGCTATTTGATATCCATGAATAACGCGCGCGCTACTGGAAGTCGCGAGACTGACATCGTGTACAAGATGCGCGAGGAATTGCTCGACAAGGACATCGCGCGAACGGAGGGGCGCGCGGATGAAATGGTCAGCGAAATCGCGAGGCTCTTGATTGAGCGCGCGAAAGATGCCGACGCGCGCATTGGTGATGCCGAACTTGTAATCGAGGGAGACTATGTGCGCATTGGTGAGATGTTCGCGCGGCGCGTAGGTGCCGAACGAATCGCACTGCTGCGCAAACGCGCGAGCGAATGGCGTGGAGTCGCCGCGATTGTCCCGTCAATGATCGATGATCTGATCGGTGCAATGGTTCTGCGCTACTCTGCAATGGCGCCAGGAGGTCAGCAGTGGAGCATTCCTGATGATGTCTATGACGTACTGCACAAGGTGCACGGCGCGACTTTCGAAGCTTTCGCATCTCCGCTCAATTCGCGAATGATCAGATACGATGATGGGACATTCGCGAGTTTGTTTCGGGACACTGACGCGCCGTTCGGTTCGGTTGGCTCGTTCTTCGATTGCGCACTCGGTGATCGCGTGTCTGTCGTCAATCCACCATTCACAATCGATGTCATGGAAGCCGCGATCGATAAGTGTCTCGCGGAATGCGCGGTGCGGGGCGCGATAATGCGCGCGTTTATCATTGTGCCGCATTGGACTGACGCGGATTATTACAAGAAGTTGTCAGTCGCGCGGTGCCTCGAAGAGCGCATTCTCATTCCGCGCGGTCGCGCGCGCTTCATGCATGACGAGCGCGAGATTCCGACGTCATTCGACATTGATATATTTGTGATATCATCGGGCATGGGTCGTGGTGGTCCATACGACGATGTCATGCGCGCATTCATGCCTACTGTGTCTCGCGCGCATGCCCGTTATTGAGATTGCGTGCAATGTGCACATTGTTTTTTGCTCGGTGGTGGATGAAAAAACTAGAGATTTTCCGCGAGCATCTTTATGAGCGTACGTAAGAAGAAAGCAAGCATCGCATATATGAAACGCTTAATAAGCAAGATCATGCCGAGGTTCACGGAAAGACCGATCAATAACTCGCGCGTATTCAATGATGATATCGAAATGGAACGCGACGGCATTGCATATATGCTTCCGATAATCAACCACGCAACAATGACCCACGCGACTTTGCTTGTTGTTCCAATGTGCTTATCACGTTCATTTGTCATAAGCGCAATGATGGAGAATATCGCGACTTCTCCGGCAATGGTGTAGTTTCCATCGTCAATGACCGACGCGCAACTTATAATCGCGGATATTGCGCAGAGCACGGACTCGATCATTTGCAATGCGCGCGATGTGATGTGAAGTATGTCAAGAACGCGCGAATTCAATTTAAAAACTCGCGAATCATGCGCGCGCGATACTGACAATCGCGATGTAAATCGCGCGTCTCAATGCGAGTGTTGCGCCGATGATGGTAAGTCCCAGAGGAATAAGAAACAACAACCCATGAATGGATAATCCAATTGCGGCCGCGACTGTATTTTTAAATGTCCATAAGAAGTTATCGTCCGATATGCATTCGCACAGAAGACTGCGAACACCGAGCATGTAGAACGCGGAGAAATACGCAACAATTACACCGGCAATGATCCATGATGCAATATTCGCGCTTGGATTCTGAAATTCGCTGCCTATCGAGAACGGCGCAAGTACACACGTCAAGATAATCGCGGATATCAGCTCCGTATTGTCGTCTGATACCGAACTTAAACACGAACACATGATGATTGCGCTGATAATCATCGCGAGCTCGATATATGCGTTCATATCGCGCGAGTATGTATGTTTCGATCGCGCGAAATTCATTTTATGTGCAAAAAAATAAGTCAGAAACTCGCAAATGTCGCACTCTCTGATTCGATCTCGCGCAAGTATTGCGCGACTTCGCCGACTATTTCTTCGGTTTCTTCGGCTTTCATGAGCGGAAGAGAGTGTGTGGATTCGTCATCAGATGCGCTTGATTCTTCGATGTCGGACATTTCAAAATCCGGAGTTGGGGGTAATGGTGACGAAGGTGTGGAAACTTTGCGATTTCTATAATGCTTTGCTGTTTCGCGCTGCGCATATGTTGTCATCAAGTACCAGTTGGGTGCGTGTAACTCGCAATGTGTTGGGCGGTGCGTCATGTCGCGTCTGAATCTCGCAACATAGTTACACCCTGCAATACTACAAAATCTCCATATATGACTAACATATCCAATAGGCGCGTGATCACTGCAAAATTCCGCGAGGTATCGTCGCTCGCGCGAAACTTTGCGGTATGATGCGGGGCGTTCGCATCCCGAAAATGAACATGGTCTCGATTGGAGATTGACATGGTCCGCTTGTTTATGTGATTGGCAAAACATGGGTCGAGATCCGCGCACGCCGAACGATGCGCGAATCGGACATCCTGTAACCTGACACTTGCGACACCCGCGCATATGTGACTAATATTGACAATGTGGGAATTCAAAAAAGGTTGCAGTGAGAAACGACATTGTATGCTTTGTTGGTGGGTCGCAAAGCGGTGCTAAATCGCGAGAGAATCGAGCCCAACAATCTCACACAAAAAATAAGGATGCAATCGTATTTACTGAACATAGCGCAGCGCCCATTTGTCACCATCGCGTATGAGAATGTTGTTGTATTCAGACGCGAGCTCGGCTGTAGTGCTCATGATCGCGGCGGGTCCGGCAGCACCAGAATAACCGGGAACGTGAACGAAGTAGGCATTGGGGAGAGTTGGATGGGGAATCGCGCGATCGACGCGCGTCGAGGTAAGCCCTGCGGCGACGAAGTAAGCGTTCGCAGTTTCGATGATATCAGCCATGAGTATGGATTTGTGATTGTTATATACGAAAACCTCGCAAGTTTAAATGGGCGTGCACGAGATAAAAAACGAGACATTAAATGTCGCGAGTTATCGTGAGCAATTCGCGCGAAATAACTCATTCGGCGGGATAGATTCCGCGCGACATTACGCCAAATAAATGCGCCGATATAATGTCGCGCATATATATGCGCAATTAAAAATTGAAATATGAGTTATCATTTACGTTAGATATGGCAAGTAACAAGAAGGTATACGCGCACGAGCACGAGCGCGAACGCGTTATTGACGGGTTCGGATCAGCTACGCGCAACTGTGCAACTCGCGAAGAGTACGCGGAATTCATCAAGAGTGCGCGCGCTTTCCTCGACTCGCGCATACATGGCGACACTCCGGAACCGATCGTTATTCGCGCGAATAAGACATACAAACCACATGTACACGTAAAAATATTCGCGATTTCCACGCGCAAGCATGCCGACATTGTTGTGCCAGATAAGATCGGTGAGTTCGAGCAAATCGCGATTGTGATCGCGCGACGCCCGCAAAGCATCACCATGCGCGGTGGTATTGTTGCGGTGGAGACCGCGCGAGTGTTCGGTGGAACACATATCATGCGCTTCATTGACTTTACGGGTCGCGCGATTTACATTTCGGAAAACATCCGCGGCACAGCGGATGTGTGGACGGGAGATGTGGCTCGCGCGCGCGAGCTCATTATAACGCGCGAACCATCGCGGCGAATGATCGAGCAAGCGCGCGAACGTTCGCACGCTTCGGGTGGTATTGACATGGATTCTCTGCGCACGCTTATTGCACTCGCACATGCGCGCACGAAGAAATAAAAAACGCGATGATTTGCGCTAAAATACCAGAAGCATGCGATTGCGGATAACTGGTTCGTGATCCTCGCGCATGAATTGAGCCGCCGTGGTGCTATAGTGTTTTTTCATAACTTCGCACTGGCGCTCAGATGGTTTCGCGATTGACTGCGCGCCGACCGCGCGAATAGAGATACTCTCCCAAACGCGCGGAAGTTTGAGCATGCGCGCGATTCGCGACATAATCGCGTCGTGATCCTCAGGACGTGGGGCAGTTGCGCGGCGCGTTGCAATCGCAAGATCAACCGCGTGATTCGCGCGAATCTGCGCGAATGCGTAGAAAGTCGCGCGCGGCGTTGCGATGCGCGTCAACTTGTTGCAAACATAGAGCGACTCACCCGCGATTTCCGACCACGACAATTCGCGATCAAGCGAAGAGTCGCGCGATGCTGCGTGCACCATTATGACGCAATGCGCGCGCATGTTTGGTGTTTCGAAGATATCAGATGCGCTCCCCGTAACTGAGATCGGCACTGTGCATGCGCGCAAGTTGAGAGTGCCTTGGGCGGCATTACGCAGCGCATCAGGACCTTCGCACAGAATGATGTCACACGTGTCATATTCACTGTCGCCCATAGTTGAGATTGGGAGATTGTATAGATTGCAGAAGGCGGATTCAAAAGTGATGACGCACTTTGTATTGCGGGCACACATTTTGCAGCTTAATATACACGCGAAGATGTCATTCAATCGCCAACAACCACTTAATTTGCTTGCGCCGATGCGCATTGAGACCGGGCTTGTCCCGCAATTCCAGGTTGCGGGTGCGAGTGGGTCTCGTCTGACTGTCGGCGTGACACCCGGGCGAACATACTTTTGGTGCGCGGATCCAGTCGAATTTGCGCATATTCGCACTACGAGTATTCGCGCGGATGCTGCGCGAGTTGTTTCGCAAGTCGCGACATGCGCGATTGCCGCTGAAGACGTATACGCGCTTGGAGTTGGCATCGTGGGCAACACTGCAGTGTTGACCAGTGCGCGGATTGTCGGAGTGGATATTGCGTTGCCAACAGCAGCGCAAATACTCGCGCTGATGACTGATTTGGTGTCGGGTGATATGGTCGCATTTGATATCGTTAATCAAATGACGGTTTCTGCGCGATTCGTGACAACGGCGCCAGATACAGTTGCACCTGCAAATGTTGGCGCGGATGTCATACTGAGCGCGGGGACAAGTGC